ATGGATAATCATATCGAAGCAGAAGTCGAAAGCCCTCCGATCGAAACGATCTGTGTCGTAAATGGCATTTTGAAAACCAGATGGACAGATGAACGCATAGCCCGCCTCGGCTTTCTCGTCGGCCTTGGCTGGTCCGGCGAGCGGATTGCAGGCGATCCATTGATACGATCGACGACGAATAACATACACCGTCAGGCACAACGCTTCGGTTTAAGGTTCAGAGCAGCCTCAGCAACGCAACTTCAAAAGCCGATCCGAGAGGTGTTGGACGCTGCGGCGATGAAACGCGGTATCACCCAGGAAAAACTGATCCAACTCATTCTGGCGACATTGGCGCAGGAGCCGACTCTTATCGATAACATTCTCGACGACGGCGAATAACAGCAAGTCACAGCTTCTTTTAAGCCAGGGATTATGATGGATCAGTCCAACAAATCCACGAAAGTCCGAAAAACAAGGAAAAGCAGTCGAACATTATTCGAGCCGACAGACGAACAAAGGCGACAGGTAGAAGAAATGGCAGGATTTGGCCTTCCCGAGCGCCTGATTGCAAAGTCGATGAATATCGATGAAGCGATATTAAATAGATGTTTCAAAAATGAATTGGATGTCGGGATTATCAGGGCGAATATAAAGGTAGCGGAAAACCTTTTTCGACAAGCAATTAAAGACGATCCGAAAAGCATTTCAGTTGCAATATTTTGGGCCAAGACACGGATGGGATGGAAGGAAACGATTACGAACGAAACGCGCATCTCTTTCATTGAACGTGATCATCTTGATCTTGAAGTATGATGAGTATCCGTTTCAGTGTCGCCCAAAACCACGCGAGAGAAGTTCTCTCTAAACATCGATATTCCTGTATCTTCGGCGGTACACGCTCAGGGAAAACGTTTCTTATTTTGCGTGCCATCATTCACCGCGCGCTGCGCGCCTCCAATTCGCGTCACGCGGTATTGAGGTTTCGAGGGAATGCCGCGCGGGCATCGATCGCCCTCGATACATTTCCTGTTGTGCTACAGCGTTGTTTTCCAAATCTCGATGTCGTCGAACATAGGCAAGAGGGATATTTCCAGTTCCGAAATGGATCGCAGATCTGGATTGGTGGTTTGGATAATCAGGATCGTGTCGAGAAAATTCTCGGCCTCGAATTCGTCACGATTTTCCTGAACGAAGCGTCGCAGATTCCATATTCGTCAGCAATCATTGCATTTACGCGTCTGGCTCAGGTCGTCCCCGAGCTCAGACAACGGGCATTTGTCGACCTCAATCCCGTTGGCAAGAATCATTGGACGAACAAGCTTTTCATCGAGCACCGGGACCCCGTGACCATGGTACCAATTCGCAATCCGGAAGATTATGGGTCCGCTCGCCTCAACCCGATCGACAACGCACATAATTTATCGAAGGACTTTCTCGACAGTTTGGATAATCTTCCCGAAAAGCAGCGTAAACGCTTCTACGAAGGCGCCTTTGCCGACGAAATCGATTGCGCCTTATGGGATTACGAGCAAATTGCCGCCTGCCGCTGCTCAATTGATAATATTCCGGAATCCGATCGCGTCAGTGTAGTCGTTGCTGTCGATCCTTCCGGCGCATCAAATAGCCAGGATATGAGTTCGGACGAAATTGGGATCATCGTCGCTGCCCGGGGCAGAAACGGAAAAGGCTTCATTCTCGCCGATCGATCATTACGAGATGCACCCGCCGTCTGGGGTCGTATCGCTATACAAGCCTATCATGAGTACCATGCCGATTGTATCGTCGCAGAATCAAATTTCGGCGGCGCTATGGTTGAGGCTGTCATTCGCGCCGCAGATCCAAATGTGCCCATAAGGATGGTGACAGCTTCACGAGGAAAGGTGATCCGTGCCGAACCTATTTCTGTATTATATCAGCGTGGCCTTATACATCATGCAGGACGATTCCCCGTTCTCGAAGAACAATTATGTCATTTCACAACCCATGGCTATGTCGGAACAGATTCGCCAGATCACGCAGACGCTATGATCCATGCTATGACTTATTTACTCTGCAGTTCTAACGATACAGGTATTATCGAGTTCTACAGACGCATAGCCGACAAAAGTCCGTTTCCTGAATAGCGGATAGTCCAATCTCTCACAATTATGAATTATGAGTATACTATCAGCGGTGCCACTGCAGCGTCTCCCGCAGGAAATCAATCTATAAAAACAAGGATGCTTCGATCAATGGTAGAACGCAGTGGTATTCAGGGTATCCCCTTGTCACCTTATCAGATCAGCATTCATTACAATAATTCATATTCTCAAAATTCGTCTGAAGGGACTTCAGATTGGTTTGGTCCCCAGCAACCGATGGCTCCCATAGCGCCACCCGAAATCTCAGGACGCCAATGGGATTTTCAGCCCGGATACAACCTTTCGTCAAGTACACGATTTAATAATACAATAGGCTTTCCGGAATTACGCGCATTTGCCGATGGCTATGATCTTCTGCGTTTGGCAATTGAAACTCGTAAAGATCAGGTTGTCCGGTTGAAATGGTCGATCAAGCCGCGGGTCGCCGGCGCGTTCGATTCTGCAAAGCTGGAACAAATCAATCGATTTTTTTATAGACCAGACGGACACCATACATGGGACACATGGCTCCGTATGATCCTGGAAGATCTTTTTGTTATCGATGCTGCGACAATCTATATGCATCGGGATCGGGGCGGACGCCTAATCTCTCTGATGCCGATTGACGGTGCGACAATCAAGCCCGTCATCGACGATTGGGGGCGTATCCCGCAACCCTTCTATGAAAACGGTGAAATTGTTTATCCCGTTGCCTACCAGCAAATTCTCAAAGGTCTGCCTGCTGTTGATTACACAATACGTGATCTAATCTACCGCCCTCGAAATGCACGCACACATCGTGTCTATGGTTACAGCCCCGTCGAACAGATTATTTCGACCGTCAATATAGCATTACGACGCCAGGCATTTATCCTCGATTATTACACAGAAGGTAATATCCCGGCTTCGTTGATTGGTGTTCCTGAAACCTGGACCCCCGACCAAATTGCTAGTTATCAACGCTATTGGGATGCCTATTTCGATGGCGTCGAAGGACGTCGACGGAAAGCCAAATTTGTTCCAGGAGGGGTGGCCAAGACCTTCATTCAAACGCAGGAACCAGAACTCAAGAACTTGTTCGACGAATGGCTCGCTCGTCTTATCTGCTTTGCTTTTTCTCTATCGCCACAAATGTTGGTCACTCAGGTCAATCGGGCGACAGCAGAAACCCAAAAGGATCTCGCGGAGGAGGAAGGTTTATATCCCCTTCTGTCATGGCTCAAATACTTTATCGATGAAATCATCGAAAAGGAATTCGACGCTCCAGAATTGGAGTTTTCCTGGGGCAGTGACACCAAAATGGATCCCGCCGTTCGCGCGACAATTCTCGCCGAATATATCAGCAAAGGCGTCATGACGATCAACGAAGCGCGATCCGAGCTGGGATTGGCTCCTCTAGCGGAAAACGCTGCCGACAGACCGATGGTCCTGACAACCGACGGATATGTACCATTACAAATATTTGGAGACACCCAATCCACCAGAGAACAGAACTCCAATATTGACTCGACGACGTGAAATATACACAGGATAACGATGTCGCATCCTTTGCTGTTTGTCCCACTCACAAAAATAGATCAAGAAAAGCGGCTTGTCTTCGGGATCGCTACCGCCGAAAAGATCGATCGCTCCGGAGAAGTCTGCGACTATGCTTCAACGAAACCTTTGTATGAGCAATGGTCTCAGGCAATCGCCCAGGCAAGCGACGGTAAGTCATTGGGCAATATTCGCGCTATGCATCGTGACCTTGCCGTCGGCAAAATCATAGCAATTTCATTTGATGACGACGCAAAGCAAATAGAAATTTGCGCCAAAATCATCGATGATTCCGAATGGAAGAAGGTCGAGGAAGGAGTTTATACCGGCTTTAGTCAGGGCGGTGTTTATGCAAAGCGGTGGATCGATGACGATGGTGTCACGCGATATACCGCAGACCCATACGAGATCTCCTTGGTAGACATGCCATGCCTACCGACTGCTACGTTCCAGATCATCAAAGCCGGCGGTCAAATGATCGAAAGAACATTTAAAACAGGAACTCAGGATCCAACGCCTGAGGAATTGCAGCGGGAAAATGACGCTGTTGATGCAGGTCAGATCTGTTTGGACACTGGCATGCTGGAGTCCTGGAGCAAAGTGGCGACAATTATCCAGGAATTGGAAAGCATTTCAGAGGAAATATCACTCATACCTTCGTCAGGCACACAAGACTCGATCAACCGCGCAGAATTCGCTGACTATATTAAGAGTCTCTGCACAATTCTCACCGGCGCTCTCACGGGCCAAATCGCCCGGCTATTTGTCGATTGTCCCGATGATTTTGTACAAGCTGCAAGCTCAGACGGTGAGCCTACCCAAAAAAACTTACGTAATCGACACTCGACGCTCACGAAAATTTTGCCTCTCCCCCTGAATACCTTTCTAGCAAAAGCGCGTCTTTACAACAATCGTGTCGGGGAAGATGGCCATATCGTTCCAAAAATTGCGGATGCTACAAAAACAACGAAGTTAGATAGACATCAGCATCTGGAAAAGGCTTTGACTACGGCTGTGGAATTAGCTGATACGACACATCAGCTCATCAAGGATCAATTAATCCCGACGTTACACAAAATGTCTGATCGGCTCGAGGCGATCGAGGCTCAGCCACGACCCCTGCCATTTACGACCGAGACACGGCCCTTAAGCAAAGCACAAGACACAAGCGGGTGGAATGTCGATGATCTCGATCAAGCATTCAGTCAGATGAAATCAGAAGAACGAGAAATGTTTATTTTCAAATATCTGCTGAACCAGCCAAAAAAAATGGGCTTGGCTCACCGGTAAGCCTCGGTCGGAAATAAGATTCTTACCGAGCATTTTTCCGCGAAAAAACGTCGTGAGATTGGGACTTTCTCATCCCACACGCGACCAGGATCCCATCCATATTTCAGATTCTTATTAAAATTCAAACTATTTATAGGAGAATTGTATGACGTCTACTGCCCTGGATGTCCTCGAAAAGCTCAAGGTCGCGCCCGCGATCAACGATCCACGCTTCATCAAGAGTGGGACATTCACTCAGAGCAGCTCTGCCCTAAGCGGACTAACGTATTATGATCTCGAACTCGGCGCCAAGCTTGTTTATCCTGTTCTCACACCGCTTCGCAATATCATTCCCCGTGTTTCTGGCAAGGGGGGTATTCAAGCGTCCTGGCGGGCCATTACAGCAATCAACGCGGGTGGAATGCGGCCGGGAGTATCAGAATCGAACCGCGGTGGCGTTCAGACGATTTCAACGCAGGACCGCGTCGCCACTTACAAAGGAATAGGTATAGAAAGCACTGCCTCCTTTGAAGCATTTTACGCCGCTCAGGGCTTTGACGACATCCGCGCGCTCGCCGCAAAAACTGGCCTTGAGTCGCTCATGCTCGCGGAAGAAAGCATGATTCTTGGTGGCAATAACTCGCTGCCGCTTGGTTCAATTACCGCTCCTACCATCAAAGCCCTTTCGAGCGGAGGATCGCTTGCGGCCCAG